CCTGTTAAATATTCTCTTACTGAAGCTGGTAAGAGTTATCAACTTGAAAATTAAAAAAATTTTTGATATAATATAAATACAGAAATAAAGTTGATTTAATAAGGAGAAAATAATTTAATGAAAACAAACGCAAAATTTATTAACACAGAGAAAATTGAAGGATATGTTTATAGCACAGGTAGTAATTTTAATCAGCTTTCTGAAAGAGTAACTGGAGAAAATTCAAAAAACCCTGGTACGAAATATATTGCAGGTGACCTCGATATTGCAACAGATGAAAATGGTCTGAATGTTGTTACAGTTCATTATTCTTATGTAACACCTACATATGCAAAGAGCGGTCAGACCAATAATACATATGTTGCATTAAAGAAGATTATTGATAATCCAGATAAGACTTGGATTAATGGCGGCAAGGAAAATGCTTTTAAGGTTCAGTGTACTGGAACATCTATCGGTATTAATGATTTTATTGCGGCAGATGGTTCTAAGGTAGCTGCGCCAAGGAATGAAAACGGTTTCTGCACCATCGTTGCTGAATTTGGTCCAGAAGCAGAGAGAAGTACTTTTTCCACTGACATGCTTATTACAAAAGTAACTCATGTTGATGCGGATCCTGATAAGAATATTACAGAAGATTTTGCAACAGTTAGTGGCGCAATTTTTGGTTATGGTCCAGTTCTTCTTCCTGTATCTTTCGTTGTTCGTAATGCAATGGGAATGAGCTATTTTGAAGGACTTGATGCATCTCCTTCTAATCCTACTTTTACAAAAGTTTGGGGACGCATTAATTGCATGACAATTAAGACGGAAAAGAAGGAAGAATCTGCATTTGGTGAGGCGGCAGTTCAGACTTATGAAAGAAAGAGCCGTGAATATGTGATTACTGGTACTGCAAAAGTTCCTTATGATTTTGGTGACGAAGAAGTTCTTACTGCAACAGATGTAAGTAAGATGGCTCAGGATCGTCAGATTAAGCTTGCTGAAGTTGAAAAGAGATTTAATGAACGTCAGACAACCAAAGCAACGAATGGGGCAAATTTTGATGTTGCGGCTGCAACAAAAGCTGCTCAGAATACCGTTTCCGTAGGAGAGTTTAAATTTTAATAAAGGGAGAATTAATTTTCTCCCTTTCTTATAAAGAAAGGATATTATCATTATGGCAGATATTAATATTTTTAACATTTAGCCGCATCAAGTGAGTAGAAATCTTCGCGGATACTCGATCTTTTTCTACGGAGAACCAAAGTCTGGTAAGACAACAACCGCATCAAAATTTGAAAATAACCTTCTTTTAGCTTTTGAAAAAGGTTATAATGCCATTCCTGGCGTAATGGCGCAGCCTATTAATAACTGGGCAGAATTTAGGAAAGTTCTCCGCCAGCTCAAAGATCCAAAAGCAAAAGAAAAATTCTATACTATTACTATTGATACTTGTGATATTGCCTATGATTATTGCACTAAATATATCTGTGACAATGCACTTCGCTCAGATGGCGGTTATGGTGTTGATAGTATTAGTGATATTCCTTTTGGCAAAGGATATGGACTTGTATCAAAAGAGTTTGATGAATGTCTCAGATCTATTGTTATGATGGATTATGGTCTTATTCTTATTTCTCATGCAACAGATAAAGTTTTTAAAGATGAAGCTGGTGCAGAATATAATAAGATTGTTCCAACTCTTGATAAAAGAGCAAATAATATTGTAGCTAGAATGGCAGATATTATTGGATATTCTAGAATTGTTACGGATAAAGATGGCAATAATATAACTAAGCTTTTTATGCGTGGCACTCCAAGATATGAAGCTGGTTCTAGATTTAAATATACACCAGATTATATTGATTTTTCTTATGATAATCTTGTTAAAGCTATTTCTGATGCAATTGATAAACAAGCTCAAGAAGATGGACAAGAATATTTTACAGATAAGAAAAATAATCTTTATACAGATACTACTAAAGACCTTAATTTTGATGAGTTAATGAAGAATTGTAATAATCTAATTAAGGGAATGATTGATAATAATTCTGAAGAAATCTTTAGAGAATTTTATCAGCCTCGTATCGTTCAGATTACTGATAGATATTTAGGTAAAGGTCAAAAGATGAGTCAGTGTTCGAGAGAACAGGTTGAAGCTTTATCTTTGATTTATGATGATCTCCTCTTACTTTCCAAAGAATTTCCTTCAGAATAATTATATATTTTTAAAGAAACTTGTCAAAGATTTTATTACTTTGACAAGTTTTCTTTTTTTTGCTATAATATAAATAGAAAAATTTTTAAGGAGATTATATGGCTCATCATTATGTAAAATGTTTATATTGCGGTGAACAGTTTGATAGAGATAATGAACCAACAAAACAAGTCTCCGCTCGTAGATATGCTCATATTAAATGTTGGGAAGATCATCTAGCCAACATGACTGAAGAAGAAAGAGATATAGAAGCTTTTTATAATTATGTAAAAATTTTATTTGGAGAAGATTATAATTATTTATTAACTAAAAAATTAGCAGAAAAATATGTAAAAGAAAATAATTACACATATAGTGGAATGTTAAAAACTCTTAAATGGTATTATGAAAAAGAAGGTCATTCAGTTGATAAAAGCAATGGAAGTATTGGTATTATCCCTTATATATACAAACAAGCTTTAGAATATTATTATGCTCTTTATCAAGCACAGTTAATAAATCAAGAAAAAGATGTTTCAAATTTTATATTACCAAAAGAAAAAATAATAAATATTGAGTCTCCACGAGTATATGTACGACCGCCGCGAATGTGGTTAGAAGGAGAAGATAATAATGAATAAATTAAAACCTTGTCCCTGTGGTTGTAAAAATGTTGAATTAAAAAAATATCCATTATGGCATGGTACTCATGGTTATGTTGGATGTTATAAATTTATGATAGAGTGTCCTAATCCTAATTGTCATTGGGTATTATATGTTTCTAAAAATGATACTATATATAGATCAGAAAAGGAAGCAATAAAAAATGTAATAGAAGCGTGGAATAAAAGAGGATAAATAAATGAGTTCAAAATATGTTGATATATCTGCAAATATGCAAGTAATTGGCGATGTTTTTATAAATCCCTCTCTTTTAGATTTAGAAGATAAATATAAATTTAATGAACAAGATTTTCCTCAAGAATTTCATAGAATTTTATTTGGTTCAATTTATAATCTTCATCAGCTTGGAGCAAAACAAATATCAATAGAAGATATAGAAAAATATTTAGAACAACGCCCTAAAAAATATGCTATTTACAAAGTAAATAAAGGTTCTGAATATTTGGAAAATATTAAAGATATGTGTCAATTAGCCGCATTTGATTATTATTATAATCGAATGAAAAAAATGACACTATTAAGAATGTATAATAAAAATGTTGGTATGGATCTATCTTGGCTATATGATCCAGATAATATTTTAGATGCTAAGAAAAAAGAAGCACAAGAAACATGGTTTGATAATACCCCTATTAATGAAATTGCTAATACCATTAATGATAAAATTGATGAAATAAAAGCAAAATATATTGATAATTCAGAAGATGGAGTTATTCAGGCGGGAGATGGTGCTTTAGCACTTCTTGAAAGATTAAAAAATAATCCAGAAATTGGTTATCCATTATATGGAAGATTAGTTAACACAGTTCATCGTGGAGCAAGATTAAAAAAGTTTTATTTGCGGTCTGCTGCAACAGGAGTTGGAAAAACTCGTTCCATGATTGCAGATGCGTGTGCTGTTGCTTGTAATAAAATTTATAATCTTGAAACAAGACAATGGGAAGACAATGGAACTCGTGAACCCACTCAATTTATTACCACAGAGCAGGAAGAAGATGAAATCCAAACCATGATGATTGCTTTCCTATCTGGAGTAAATGAAGATCATATTCTTGAAAATACATATACCGAAGGTGAGTGGGAGCGAGTAAGTGAAGCTGCCGCAATTCTTTCAAAAAGTCCTTTATATATTAAAAAACTTCCAGATTTTTCATTACAAGATATTGAAAATACAATTAAATTTGGTATTCGTCAATATGATGTAAGATATGTATTTATGGATTATATTCATTCAAGTATGAAAATTCTTAGTGAAATTAGTTCAAAAGCTGGCGTTAAAGGATTAAGAGAAGATAATATTCTTTTTATGATTAGTGTAAGAATTAAAGATTTATGTAATCAATATGGAGTATTTGTAATGTCAGCTACCCAGTTAAATGCAGATTATGTATCCGCTCAGCAATATGACCAGAACTTATTGAGAGGTGCAAAAGCAATAGCTGATAAAATTGATTGTGGTATGATTATGCTTCAAACTAGTCAAGATGATAGAGAATCTTTAAAAAATATTGTTAATTCTATGGGTATTGAAATGCCTGATATAAAAATTTCTGTTTATAAAAATAGACGCGGTCGTTATAAAGATATTTTACTTTGGTGTAAATCTAATAGAGGTATCTGTAGAATTGATCCAGTATTTGTTACTAATTATAATTATGAATTAATAGATATAGAAGATTTAAAAATTCATGTTACACCTAAAATAGAAGCGAGTGCATTTTAAAAGGAGATTCAATGAATTTTAAGGCAATTATAAAACATTTTAAAACTATATGCAAACATAAATATTATGTATTTAATGAATGTCGTCAATGTGGAATAACTTGGCAAGGAATTAAACACGATTTATCAAAATTTAGTAAAACTGAATTTATTTCATCTGCAAAATATTTTCAAGGCAATAGAAGTCCAATAGATGCAGAAAAAGAAGATTGTGGATATAGTGCAGCATGGCTACATCATAAAGGACATAATCCTCATCACTGGGAATATTGGATTGATTTTGATTCAAATGGAAATGTAATAGCTAATAAAATTCCTTATTTATATGTTGTTGAAATGATATGTGATTACATTGGAGCTGGAAAAGCTTATAAGCAAGAAGAATGGTCGCAAGAAGAACCTTTGAAATATTATAATAAGGTTAGAAAAGGAAGACATTTCCATCCTGAAACTGAAAAATTAATTTTAAAATTTTTACATTGTATTGCAGATAATGGATTAGAAGAATTTCATAAAATGGCAAAATGTGAAAATGGTTATAGTTATCTAAAAATTGATTATGAAGGAATTTATTGTCCATAAGGTTAAAATATGTCTTTTAAATATGATAAAAATACATTAAAAGAAAATTTAACAATAGAAGAAGTATTTGATCTTGTAAGTGAATTAGGCGGTGAACCCATTATGGGAAATGGATTGTTCACTGCCCGCACAATTTGTCATGGTGGCGATCAGGAGAGATTTATGAAAATTATAAATAAAAATGAATTTAAAAAATTAATAGAAGAATATCCAGATGGTGGAATCGTATTTGCGGAATATAGCCCAGATGTAATAAATAGTGAAATTATGGTCACAGATGGCGATTTTGGAGCTACTTGTATTATACCTCATCATGGAGAAGTATTTGATTTTGATTGGAATATTGAAGAATATAATATGGTTGATTTATTCATTATTTTTGATAATGCCGATATTTTACAAATGATTCAAATATTAACTTCTGGATTAAAAATTAAATTAAAAGATTATTATGAG